AATTGTTGCAGTTGGTCGACCGTATGTTGATGCTGCAAATTATATCATTGCAAATTACGGAGATGAGTGGGATATACATGTTTTAACAGATCACCCACAAAGAATACAAGGGAAATGTCAAATTGAGAATCATACTCATAAAGTGTTTTCTTATTTCTATAAGTTATTATTTGTACTTAGATTAGTTGAGAGTAATAAATGCTCAGTCACATATGTGGATGCGGATAGATTAGATATGTTTTCAAACGATTTTCTTAAAGAATTTTCAACTGGTTCGGATTTTAAAATATTAAACTACTGGCCAGAGGGTAAAGATTTTAAACCATTATATTCATGGGGGCCACATTTCAAACCATTTGTAGAATATTGCAAGGAAAATAAATTAGATTATGATATCGATACATTTTCAGAAGAAGTATTTTACGTACCATATGTGGAAAGTATTGGGGACATTATCTATAATGTTGAAAAAATAAAACCAGTGTTTGAATATCAAAGTATAATAAGTAGAAGTACTAATCCATACTATCCAAATATTGGTAATGCTGAAGGTTTAGCATTGTCTTTTGTTCTTAAAATGAAAAATTTAAAAATTGTTAAACATGGAAGTTAAATTATTTTGGAGCTTTGATAGCAGGATGAATTTATATGGTGCCACAGAATACATGTACGATTTGTATCGTGCATCAATGCTAAGAGCCAAAAATTTAGGATATGAAATTAATTTTTATGGTGATGATGTCGCTATTAATAAATTTCAAGGGTATGTTGATAATTTTTATGATATAACACCGATTCATTTTGAAATTGTAGATGATTTAAAATTATATATCCATACACAGCATGATTTAGATTGTGTAACAATTGACGGGGATTTGATTTTACATGAAAGGTTGGTGTTCCCAGATCCTGAAAACAATAAATTGTATTTTGATTTTCCGGAGACTAATAAAGATATCCTTAAAGAAGAAAATAACAAATACAATGGGTATGGGGATTTAAAACGTATTTTTGAAAAATATAATACCAAATATTTTTTCCCACACTTTAACTATAATAACGACATTGCTTGCAATACTGGGCTAATTAAATTTAATGACCAGAAAATCAAAGATTTATTCATTCACGAGTTCAAGGGAGTTAATAGCTATTTTGTTAAACACATAGAACCATTTGAGAAAGAAAATGCGGATGCAATGAGAAAGATCAGATTCATTATTGCTCAATATCATTTTGGCTGTTTAATTCGTTCTTTAGATATCCCAACCGTGTTTCTTAAAGAAAACAACAATTACGTCCATTTATTTGGGAATGAAAAGTTTTATGACCACAATAAAGAAATGATATATAATATTTTAAAAAATATATAGGTATATACTAAATTTTAATGTATTTTTTGATATTTATTATTAAGAAAAACAAAACCATGGCAATAAAATTAAGAGGATTAACATCAGAATCCACAATAGACACTCCGGTAATGGAAACACTACCTAATGAATTCGAAACAAAAGAAGAAGCACTTGATTTCGTTAAAGCTAATTTAGCGTTATCTACATTTGATCCAGCTGTTACAGTAATTTGTTTAAAAACTGAGACAGAAGAATATCACTATTTAGAAGTTTTTGATAATGACGCGTTATAATTAATTTTTCTCCGTTTGGAAGCAATACCCCCCTATTAACGGGGGGTTTTTTTATTTCAAATAATTTGACTTTTTGTTTAATTTAAGGTATATTAGGGATATGATATATTGGTTTACAGGTCAGCCTGGGGCTGGCAAAACAACTTTAGCAAAATACCTAGTGGAGCATTTCCCAAAAGATAATGTTGTCCACATTGATGGCGATGATCTAAGAGATATCTTTAAAAATAAAGACTACTCTGAATCTGGTAGAAGAAGAAACATTCAAAGAGCACAAGACATTGCTCAATTTATGCACAGTAAGGGTTATAATGTGATAGTTTCTCTCGTCTCCCCTTATTTAGATCAGAGAGAATTATTTAAATTTAATACATCGGTTATTGAAATCTACGTTCATACAACTGAAGATCGTGGTAGAGAAGGGTTCCACGTGGAAAACTACGAACAACCACAATCTAATTTTATCGATATTGATACTACATCAACAAATGAGACAGAATCATATTACGAATTATTAAAAAAACTAAAATTATGAGTAAAAAGTACGCCTTATACATCGGAAGATGGCAAAACTGGCATAAAGGTCATGAATGGTTAATTAACCAACAATTAGAAAAGGGTAAAGATGTGTGGGTAGCAATTAGAAACGTACCAACAGATGAAAACAACCCTAAAACAGCACAACAAGTTATGATTGATCTATCTGAAGAACCATTCTTTAGAGAAAATTCACAAAGAATACAGATATCAATTATACCAGATATTGAATCTGTTAATTACGGTCGAGGTGTGGGGTACGAAGTTATTTACCACGAGCCACCTAAAGAAATTGAAAAAATAAGTGGAACTGCAATTAGAAAAAATTATATTGATTCTAATGGGGATTCAATTGTATATAATATTGAAAAAAATGATAGTACAGAGGAAGAGACACATAGCTAAAACAATCTCATATAGAGTAATAAGCACAATGATCGGGTTTATTATTATGTGGTGGGTAAGCGGGTCAATTAAAGTTGGTGCGGCTTTTGGTGTTGCAGAATTAGTTTATAAACCAATCCAATATTATTTACACGAAAGAATTTGGTACAAGTGGATTAAGTACGGTTTAAAAAAATAAGATAGTATGATTTCAATCGATATAAATAGTGAAGTGCTAAATGATAATGATATGGAATTATTACAAAAAAAATGTGATAATTTTATCCCATCTCAATCACCAACATTAGATAAAGATAATATAAATTTTTATTTTAGAGAATATATAGATTTAAAAGATCCTATAATGCATAATATTGTTATGGGATTAGAATCGTATATTAAAACTAAATTGTACACTAATTTAGAATTAAAATCAATGTGGATTAATAAAATTGATATTAACTCTAATAAAGATGATAATTTTCATAAAGATATCTCTCCATGTTCGTTAATATTATATTTAAATGATGATTATATCGGGGGGGAGTTAGAATATATTAATGATACTAATAATAGAATGAAAATTACCCCACAAAAAAAATTAGTGGTTATTATGAATAATCAGTTAGAACATAGAGTTCTACCTATTACTAGCGGAGTAAGATATAGTTTAGTGGCATTTTTTGGTTTTATGTATAATCAAACTAAAAGTATAATTTAAAGCATGGAAAAAATATTTTTTGATGACGCCACTTACATTTGGAAAACCAAATTGAATTACATAAGTGATAAATCGTCTTTTTTAAAAGAAGCATACGCTCTTATAGAATCCCAGCCTAAAGTTAAGTCAGATGGATTTGGATATAAAAGAGAATGGAACGAACATTTAAATTTTATTGGTGACATTAATGTTGAAACAAAATTAGACCAGATTTTTAAAATCGGTATCAATAAATGCAAAGAAATTTATAACGAAAAAAATATAAATTACAATAAAATTAATACTGACTCTTGGATTAATGTTGTTCGATCAAAAGATCCAGTACAAGAGAATTTTCACAATGGTAAAAAATTTCATACACATACCGAAATTAATAAAGGAAACAAACAATTTATTCCACACTATACGTATGTTTATTATATTCAAATGCCAGATGTAATGAATGGTGATGATGGTGTATTATGTTTTTTAGGTGAAAATAAGAAAGAATACTTCATCAAACCAGAAGAAGACGATTTAATTATTATGGAGGCGCATGTCCCACACACACCAAATAGTGCTCCTAATTCAACAATTGATAGAATCGTTATGGCGGGAAATGTTGGATTTGATTTTATTAAGAAGGAAAAGTCGTTAATATAATGTTAGTAGATAATAATTTTATATATGTGAATTTACCAAGATGTGGATCAACATCATTTCACTATTCATGTATATTACATGATTTAGAAATAAAAAATCTAAATTCAGAATGGGGGAAAATAAACTCTAAAATTAATTTCAAAAATATAGACGAAAAGGATATAATGCAACTAATCACACACGGGCATGAGGAGTTACCATTACTTAGAGAAAAGTTTGGGTTTCAGTACCCTATAATTGCGGTTAAAAGGGATAGGCACGATACTTTTTATTCGTTATATAAACACATTATTTTTGATTTGAAAAGAGC